GACCTGGGCAGTGGCCTTTACAACTTCCTCATCCCGTCGATCAAGGCCGCCAGCTCGGGGATGATCGGCAACGCGGTGGCCACCGGCCGGGCCGCCGCGGCGGCCACCGTCCACCGCGGCGCCACCCTGGCCCAGGCCGGCGCCACCAAGGCGATGACCATCGCCCAGCGAGGCCTCAACCTGGCCATGCGGGCCAACCCAATCGGGATCATCATCACCGTTCTGGCCGCGCTCGGCGCCGCGCTGGTGGTCGCGTACAAGAAATCCGAGACGTTCCGCCGCATCGTCGACGGCGCATTCAAGATCGTGCGTAACAGCGCCCGCGCGGTCGGCTCGGCGATCAGCGGCGCATTCAGGGCCGCGTTCGGCGCGGTGCGCGGCGTGTGGAACAGCACCGTGGGCGGGTTCGGGTTCTCGATCCCGTCCTGGGTGCCCGGCGTCGGCGGCAAAGAGTTCCGCATCCCCAGGATGCACCAGGGCGGCGTCGTGCCCGGCGCGCCCGGCCAGGAGGTGCTACGGGTGCTACAGGCCGGCGAGCGCGTCACCCCGAGCCACAGCGCCGGCGGCGCCGGCGTCATCGAACTACGCAGCGACGGCACCCGCCTGGGCGAGCTGCTGCTGGCCATCTTGCGCGACGCCATCCGCGTCAAGGGCGGGGACGTTCAGATCGTGTTGGGGCAGGCGTGAAAACCAGCGCCAAGGTCGAGCTGTTCTACGACGGCCAGTGGAACGACGAGACCGCCTACGCGTTCACCCGCAACCCGATTCCGATCGGCCGCGGCCGCGCCGATGAGTCCAGGCACGTCGAACCCAGCCACGCCGCGATCACCCTGGACAACCGCACCGGCCGATTCACACCCCGCAACGCGGCCAGCCCGCTGCACGGCAAGATCGGCCGCAACACTCCGGTTCGGGTGTCCAACGGCGCCAGCGTCCGGTTCACCGGCGAGATCCCGGCGTGGCCGCCGAGCTGGAATCACAAGGGCAACGACGCGTGGATCTCGGTACAGGCCGCCGGGGTGATGCGCCGGCTAGGTCAGGGCGCCAGCCCACTGCGCTCAGCCGCGCGCCGCGGCACCGAGGCCTCGGGCCCTGTGGCGTACTGGCCCCTCGATGACGGCAAGGACTCCAAGAGCGCGGCACCGGTGATCGGGACGGCGCCCATGACGCCGAACCTGTCCTCGCCCATGCCGGGGTTCGCCGCGTCCAGCGGCGTGCGTTGGCTGGAGCCCATGCCCACCTTCGACGGCAGCCTCAAGGGCCGGGTGGCGATGTCCGACGCGGCCACCGAGTGGGGCATCGGCGCGATAGTCCTGCCGGCCGAGGGTTCGGCAGGCCCAGACCTGGCCGCACAGTACGACGAACCGGCCGCCGGCGCCGATTACATGCTCATGGGCCTGTTCCAGCTGTCCGCCGGGACCGAGACGATCCGCAGCTATTGGACGTTCGTACCCGACACGGGATCCTCGACCGGCGACGACTTCGACTGGTCGGCGCCGGGCCTGCTAGACGGCCAGCCCCACTACCTGGAGCTCCACGTGTTCCAGAACGGCGCCAACATCGAGCATGAGGTTTTCATGGACGGCGAGGCGTTGAGCCTTTCGGCCGGTACCGGCGTCATCACCGGCCGCACCCTGCGAGGCGTGGACAACGGTTACGTAGGCGGGGTCGATGACACCGCCTGCGGGCACTTCGCAGTGTGGGATGACCTGGACGCGATGGCCGGTGTCGCCGCGGCCGCGCTGGGCCACCGAGGCGAGCCCGCCGGCGAACGCATCGAACGACTCAGCGCCGAACAGGGCGTGACGTTCACCAGCACCGGGGATCTGGCCGACACCGCGGCGATGGGCCCGCAACCCATCGACACGTTCCTGGACCTGCTGCGCGAGTGCGCCGCGGCCGATGGCGGGATCCTGTACGAGCCGCGGGACTCGCTCGCGCTGGCCTACCGCACCCGCATGGACCTGTATAACCAGGCCGCCGCGCTCGAGCTGGACTACACCGCCGCGCTGTTCGGCTCCGCACCGGCGCCGGTGCCCGACGACCTGCTCATCCGCAACGATGTGACCATCAAGCGCCCCGATGGATCTGCCGCGCGCGCCGTGTTGAGCACCGGGCCGCTGTCCACCGCCGCGCCGCCCGATGGCGTAGGGGTGTACGACACCCAGCTGGAGCTCAACGTGGTTGGCGACGGGTTCCTGGCCAACCAAGCCGCCTGGGCCCTCGCGCTGGGCACCGTGGACGCCGACCGATTCCCAGCCCTGCACCTCAACCTCGGCGGCATCGGGTTCACCGGCGACGCTGCGCTCACCGCGGCCGCGGCCGCGCTGGAGCTGGGCGACCTGGTGACCATCGACAACCTGCCGGCGTTCCTACCGCCGGACCAGGCCCGCGTCATGGTGCAAGGCGTGGTGGAGGTGCTGGGTAACAACACCTGGGACATCACGATCAACACTTCGCCCTACAACCCGTATGAGGTGGCCGAGTACGCGGCCGCCGAGGGCGGCGCCTACCGCTACGACACCGCCGGATCGTCACTCGCGGTCGAGTTCGACGCCGGCACCGACACCAGCATGTCGGTGGCCGTCGACGTGCTGCCGCTGTGGACCACCGAGGCCGGCGAGGTGCCCTTCGACATCGAGGCCGGCGGCGTTCGGCTTACGGTGACCGCGATCAGCGGCGCCAGCTCACCGCAGACCTTCACCATCACCCAGGCCCCGGTGAACGGGGTAGAGAAAACGATCCCGGCCGGCACCCCTGTGTCACTGTGGACGAAAGCGAGGTACGCACTGTAATGCCAGCCGCAGGTGAGACCATCATCGCCGGACGGATCCCCGGCGAGCGCATCGCCACCAGCATCGTCACCACCAATTCGGGCTCGGTCACGTCCGAAGTCGTCATCGACACCGTCGTGGCCCCCGTGGTGGCCGGGCGCACCTACCGAGTGCGTTGGATTGCCGACGTGCAAAGCACCGTCACCGACAACGTCGTCCGATGCAGGATTCGTGAGGATAGCCTCACTGGCAATGTCCTCCAGCTCATCAACGTCAGGTGCACCTCGGGCCGCGACATAGGGTTCATCATCGAAGGCGAGTACACCGCCGACGCCACCGAGGACAAGACCTTCGCCGGCACTGCGTTCCGCCAAGACGGCGTCGGGACCATCGCGCTCAATGCCAACGCCAACGAGCCCGCTTACCTCTACGTGGACTATCTGCGCGGCTAAGACCCAGGAGGGCCGAATCATGACCAGGCCACCTCGACGCGACGACGACGCGCCGGCGATCCCCGGCGCCTGGGGCGTCGACACCGACCCCTACACCGACGAGGACGGGTTCACCGATGGTGTGCCCGACGACGTGGACCGCCCGCTACCGATCATCAACGGCGCCGGCGATGAGTGAGCCGCGCTACCTGGCCCGCTCATGGTGGGCAGATCCCAGCTGGGCGCGCGGCGGCGCCCAGCTGGTGGACGACGACCTGCACCGGCTGGGCAATGTGTGCCACTACCCAGGCCGGGCCTCGGCGTTCGGCATCATGACGCTGGCGAACCTGCGCGCGAACCTGCGCGGCTGGTGGACCTACCACGTCAAGACTCGCGGCTGGGCCGACATCGGCTACCAGGCGTGCGTCTCGATGACCACCGAAGGCCCCGTTGTAGTGGACCTACGCGGCATCGGCCGCGTACCGGCCGCGCACGCCTCGGCGTCGAACCCGCGGGCCAACTGGCACGGCGGGGCAACGCTGTGGACCATCGGCAACACCGAGACGCCACACCCCGAGCTGATCGAGGCGTACCGGCACTTCCGCACCCATGTGTGGCTGCCGCGCTGGCCCACCGCCAAGGGCGTCACCCACCATCGGCGCGTGCCCGGCGCGCAGACCAGTTGCGCCGGCGACAAGATGGATCTACTGGTGCGCGCCGGCACCCTCGCCCAACCCTGGACAGGAGACGACGACATGCCCAACCTCGATGAGATCCGCGACGAAGTCCGTAAGGTGGTCCAGCAAGAGCTCGCCCGCCAGTACACCCACGACGGCCCACCAGCCACGACCGTCTCGACCCGTCATGGTGGCCGGTACGGCTACCTGGCCACCCAGGCCGCCGGCCGCATCGAGGCCAAGCTCAACGTCGTCATCAAAGCCCTCAGCGAACACGACTCCACCATCGCCGCGCGCGTGGCCGCCGCGGTCGAGCGCGCCGACGCCGAGGCCGTGGCCGAGCTGCTGGAAATCGACGTGAAGGAAACACCGCCAGCCGGCTGACCCCTTGACGCCGTGCACAACGTTGTGCACACTGGCGGGCATGGCGACACCAACACCCCAAGAGCCCAAGCCCACCGCACCGACCGCGCTGGAGCGCAACTACCAAGAGTTCCTGGCCGGCCAGATCGACCGCGAGCTGGCCAAGGCCGGCGACGTGGCCGGCGCCAGCCCGGCCCAGCTGGACCACCAGCGGCGCATCGTCACCCTGGCCTGGATCCGCGTCACGCTCAACGACCCGAGCAACGACCCCACCAGGCTGGCCGCGTCGGTCCGCACCATCCTGGCCCGCCTCGACGCCGCGCTGGGCCGATGAACGAGCACGATTACCAGGCCTGGCGCCAGGCCCACGCCGGCCACGACGTTGCCGAGTACATCACCGCGGCATGGTGCGAGACCTGCCAGGTAGCCGTCGACCTGCCCCGGCCGGCGTGGCTCGGCTGGTCACGATGAGGCCCCAGGTGGACAGGGACGCACCGAGCCAAGGCGAGCCGATCACCGCGGCCGAGGCTGCGGCCATCCTGGGCTGCTCGGTGCACACCATCGCCCGATGGGTGCGCCGCGGCAAGCTGCGGCCCACGGTCAAGCTGGCCGGCCAGCGCGGCGCGTACCTGTTCGACCGCGCCGAAATCGAACAGCTGGCCAGGCGTAGGCGCCGATGAGCCCGCACACCAAGGCGGCCATGCTCGCCGGCGCGATCCTGCTGGGCATGCTCGCGTGGATGGTGCTGGCGCTGCTGTACGCGCCCGAACCAGCCGTCGTTCAGCGATGAACCTCGACGCGGCCATCACGCTGGGCTACGCCGGCGCCGTCGGATGCCTGGTGCTGGCCGGCGCCGGCATCGGCATTCACCAGGCACGCACCCCCAAGCACCGCCGGCGGCCCACCCGCCGGCGTCACAAGCGGCCATCCGGGCGCCCGGTTAGATGATCGAATCCTGGGCCCTCGGGTGGCTCCCAACAGCCCGAGCCCGGCGCAGCTTGTGAAACAGCGCCGGGCCCGGCCTACTCAACACCCCTGTGAGCGAAAGGAATCTTACCCATGATGCGAGCCCGCACACCGGCGCCGCCGAGCCGGCGCCGAACCCACCAACTGTTGATCGAGTGGACACAGATCGAGATCGACCTGTGGTTCGCCCAATCCGTCGTGCGCGTGCTGGAGGATGCACGTACGGCCGTCACCGGCGGCTGGACGCCTCAGCCGCGGTCGGAAAACAGGAAGATCGAGGTGGCCGAGTAATGAACACCGCCGCGTACCACTACCGGCAGGCCGAGTCATACCTGGCCGGCGCGCAGAACATGCGCCGATCCGGCCAGGTTGAGGATGCCGCCCAGCTGCTCGCGCTGGCCCAGGTGCACGCCGAGCTGGCCCAGGCCGAACCCGGCCGCGAGCTGGACCTGGATCCGGCCGGCATCGAGGTGCGGCGCGAGCTGGATCTACTCGTGGCGGGCAGTGGGCCCGAAGAGTGCGTGGCCAACGTCAACGCGAACCCGAACTGGTTACGCAACCATGCGCGTAACGCGCTGGCCATCGCCGCGGCGATCGAGGCCGCCGGGCGCGCTTGATGGGAACGGCCATCATCCGCCGATGCCAGGATCGGGCCTGCCGCGCAGAGGTGCGGCTGGCCCGATCGGGCGCCACTGGCCTTTTCTTCGCACTCGACGCCGCGGACGTGCCCTACGGCACCCGCGGCGCCCTGGTGCTCATCGGCGAGTACGCCTACACCGAGCCGGCCGCGGTGAGACACCTCGGCGAGCGGTGGCTGTTGCCCGACGCCGACGCTCACCAGCAGATCCGCGACGGCTACGGCTGGCACCTGCCGCACAAGGTCACATGCAAGGGAGGGCGGCGCCGTGGCTGACTGCATGCCGGGCTGGGCCAAGGTGCCGGCCGAGCTGCTGGGAGCTCCCATCAGTGACCGCGCCGTCCGGCTGTGGGTTGTGCTGGAGCGGCACCAGGGCGGCTCGGGCGCGGCGTGGCCCTCGCGGCCGCACCTGGCCGAGCACCTGGGTTGCTCGCTGGACTCGATCGACCGGGCCCTGGCCGAGCTGGACGCCGAGGGCTGGCTGGTGATCCAGCGCGGCCGCGGCCGGGCCAACCCGAACCTGTACGCCGTTATCCACAACCCCCGCACCGGTGCGGCCATTACGCCTCCTAATGGCCGCACCGGTGCGGCTATTTACGAAGAAAAGGCCGCACCGGTGCGGCGTCTAAAGGCCGCACCGGTGCGGCCCGAAGGAGCAGTAGTGGAAGGAGACATAACTCACCCAAGTGCCAACGGTGCGACCGCGCGCGCGAACACGAACAGCTGTTCGTACGGCTGGCCGATCGGACGCGACGGCTCATGCTGTCCCGAGCACGACATAGGGCAGATCCCGATGTGGCCGGCCGCGGTGGCGCCACAGTGACCACGATCCCGACAGAACCAGGCCCAGGGCTCGCGTACGGGCCCTACCCGGTCCAGGACCACCAAAACGACCCTCGACGCCTGTACGGGCCTCTCAGGGCTTCCCAGCACCCACCAACCCACCGAAAGGACAAAGATCAGCGATGAAGCAGACTCACCGCGCCTGGATCTACCGGCTCGCCACCGCCCTGGTGCCCATCACCGTGTTCTACGGGCTACTCGCGGACAACGAGGCCGCGCTGTGGCTCGGGGTGCTCGGCGCCGCGCTGTCCACCGGCGGACACGCCCTCGCCTCAGCCAACACGCCCACCCAGCCCGACTATGCGATCCGAACGCCCACCATGCCCACAAAGGCGATGCTGTACGAGGCCGCCGAGGTGCTCCAGGCCTTGCCACAGCCGATGTGGCCGGCGATGGCCGCATGGATGCGCGAGGTGGCCGCCGAGCAACCCGACGACGGCGACGTAGACCTCCACGGCTGGTTGGGGCGCTGACAATGGGCTACGACCTCGAACTGTGGAAGCTCGGCATCATCGGGGACACCTGGGCAGGGTTCGACCTGCTCAGCTACTCCGCCGGCCTGCTCACCGCGGTGCCGATGCTGCTGCTGGTGGCGCTACTAGCACACCTCACCGACAGGCCCGAGCGCGAACCCGAACCCGAGCCCGCCGGCGGCCGCGTGGAGCTGCTCAGCATCAACGACCTGGACCCATGCCCGCGCTGTGGCGGCGACCACGATCGCATCGACAAGCGCGAGCCCTGCCCACCACTGCACAGCGAGGCCGCGCCCGAGTGGGATCGGTACCCCGGCCCGATCGGGAGCTGAGATGAGCGGCGCATGGTCCAAGGGATCCAGTCGGCGATGGCGTGCCATACGCTCCCAGGTGCTCAACCGTGACGGCTGGGTGTGCCAGCTGTGCGAGCGGCCCATCGACCCAGCCCTCCGCACACCACACCCGATGAGCGCCGAAGTGCACCACACAGTGGGCAAGGCGCACGGTGACTCGATGCGCTACCTGGTGGCCGCGCACCGAGACTGCAACCTCAAGGCCCGCACCCCGCCGCAGCCGCGGCCGGTGACCCGATGGTGAGCACGATGCGCGTGCACATCGACACCGAGGCCGAGGCTGTCACCACCGGCCACATACACCAGGCCGAGGAGTACTGCTCGCGCCGCCAGATCTACGACGTGCCCGCCGAGCTGGTCAACGCCTACCTGGACGCGTGGCGCGCGCTCGGCGAGGCCGAGGCCTCGGTACTGCGCGCCGCTGGATTCAGCGAGCACGACAACGGCCAGTGGATCCAGCCGGCCACGCCCGACGACGACGACGACGCGTGACCGGAAAAGTTCAGCGACCCCCCACCCTGGACACCCGCCGTCCTGTCCATTTTTTTCGCGCAGCACAGCGCGCCGGCGTAGCGTTACCGCAGCTCAGGAGGTGTTTATGGCCAGGCTGGAGTGCCAGCGATGCCGATCCACGTTCGACGGCCGCAGAGACGCGAAATACTGCGGCGCCTCGTGTCGCGCGGCCGCGGCCAAGGAACGCGCGCAGAGCCGCAGCAACGCGCAGCGAGGCCGGGCTGGGCGCCGGTCCAGCGCCCTGACCAGGGCACTTACCCGAACCACCCGCTCGATGACGACCACCGAGACAGACCAGGCCGCGCTCGGGCTGGCCCGCCTGTACGCGCGGGCCCTGGACGCCGACCCCGACGCGCTGCGCCAGCTGGGCCCGCAATACCTCCAAGTCCTGACCGCGCTCGGGATGACCCGGCGCGATGCCAAGCGGATCGTGGCGGCCGCGGTCGAGCTGGACACCAGCGGCCTGGACGCCGCGGCCGGCCGGCCGGCCGGCGGTGAGTCCAAGCTGGTGCAGCTGCGCCGGGCCCGCGCCGAGCGCACTAGCGCGAGCTGACCACCGCCACCGGCGCCGGCGGCGGCGGCAACGTACGGGCCAGATGGACCGCGCCGGCCAGTGCGTAGGCGCCGTCGATCGGCGTCGAGCCGCGCCGCACGAACACCCAGGCATCACCCTGGTTGTGTTTCTGCGCCGCGGACACATGCGCTGTGAGCATCGGATCCTTGGGCTGTTGCAACTCGCCGGCGAGCACCAGTTCGGCCAGGCCCATGCACACCGCCGGCACCTCCGCGGTGATGGCCTCGACCTTGACCCGCCGCGGCGGCCAGCCACGGTGGCCGCGGTCGGCCAGATCCGCGGCCACCGCGGCCGCCGGGCCCTTGGGGAACCAACCCAGCGCCCGCGGCCGCACCCGTGCCACCACGCCCGGCAGCTCTGCGCGCAGCGCCTTGGTGCACCCGAACCCGTCCCAGGCCTGCACAACCTCGACGTGCACCAGCCCATCCTCAAGGACGGCCGCGGCCACCAGCGAGGCGTGCGAGCCGTCCAGCGACACATCGACACACAGCGCCACCCGCCGGCGGTGCGCGCCGAGCTCGGCGGGCTGGTCGGTGCCCGAGTGCTCCCACTGGTCGGGATCCACCGCGGGATCCAGCAGGTGCACCCGCTGGCACATCACCTCGGTGCGGAACCCGGCCAGCTCGGCGCCGCCGGCGGCCTTTGCGCGCTGCGCGTCGGCCAGCAACACCGCCGGATCGGTACGCCCGCCAAGGTCTGGGTTCGCCATGGCCAGGGCGTGGACGTCGGTCGGATCCGCGCCCTGCGGTGCGGAGTACTCGAACAGGCCCAGCCTCGGGTCGCCGTGGCCCGTCTCGATGTACCGAAGCGCCGGACCCCGCAGCGAGTCCAGTACCACGGCGCCATCGTCGCCCTGGTTGGTGATGGCCACCAGCTGGGCGCCGCGTACGGCGTTCATCGCCTTAGAGGCCGCGTTCCACGCCGAGAAATCCAGGTGCTCGCGCAGCTCATCGAGCAACACCCGATGCAGCGTTTGGGACCGGCCGGCGCGCCTGTTCGACGCGGCGAAGTAGTAGTGGCTGCCGCGCGCGTTGCGTAGGTACTCTTCGCTGACCGTCATCCGCACCGGATCAGGGCCCAGCTCGCCGGCGAGCTCGGGCGTGTCGATGGCCAGCTGGCACACCTCCAGCCACGTTTTCTTCGCATAGCTGCGGTCGGTGCTGGTGCCCATCACGGTGGGCACCCCGAGGATGAACATCCAGAACAGAATCAGCTTGCGGGCCCAGCTAGTCTTACCGTTCTGCCGGGCCACCAGGATCAGCACCGTGCGGAACCGCGGCCGGCCATCGGGCAACAGCTCCAGCACGTGGATCGACAGCCATTCCTGCCAGGGGTCGTTCGGCTCGCCGATCACCTCGGCACAGAACCAGTTGAAGTCGAACCCGTCCGTCGTCTCGGGTGTGAGCTCGCGCAGCGGCGGCGTCCAGATCCGCGGCTCGATCGACCCTGAAACCTCGGCGCGCGACACCTCGACCGACCCCGCGCTGTCGAACATGGGAACGATTATCAAGTACCCTCGCAGCGTGTGGCCATGGTCCCGTATCCCGAAGGTCGCCGAACGTGAGCCCAAGGCCCTGACCTCGATCAGTGACCCCACCGTGGCGTTCCTGTTCGGGCTGCGCCCCTCGCTGGCCGGCGTCACGGTCTCCGAGTCCACCGCGCTGGCCCTGTCGGCGGTGTGGCGCGCGGTCGAACTGATCTCGACCACCATCGCCGGCCTGCCGCTGGACTCGCTTCGCCGCGTCGACGCCAACACCGTGCAGCCGGTGTCATCGTTCCTGGACAACCCGGCCGGGCCGAACGCCCAGACAAAGTTCGAATGGCTCGAAAACGTGGTGGCCGTGCTGCTGCTGCAAGGCAGGATCCTGCTGGTGTACCGGCACAACGGCGCCGGCGTCCTGGTTGGGCTGACCCCGATCCACCCGAACGCATACACCAAGCTGCCGCGCACCGCCGGCGAGCCCAAGCGATTCACCGTGACCCACATCGACGGCCGGCAGCGCACCTACACCCAAGGCGTCACGTGCATGGAGCTGCTGGGCAAGAGCCTCGATGGTGGCGAGACCGGGTGCAGCGTGCTCACCTACGCCCGCAACTCACTCGGGACGGCCATCGCCGGCGACAACGCGGCCGCCTCGATGTTCCGCGACGGCGCCCTGTTCTCGGGCCTGGTCACACCCAAGGACGAGGACTCGATCGACCCCGACGACGTGGAGACCATCAAGGCCGAGCTGCGCGAGCACACCGCCGGCATCGAGCACGCCGGCGGGCTGGTGTTCGTCAACAAGCGCCTGGAGTTCGACGCCTGGACGATGAGCGCCCAGGACGCGCAATTCCTGGAGTCCCGCCAGTTCGAAGTCGAAGAGATCGCGCGCTGGTTCGGCGTCCCGCCTCACCTGCTCATGCAGACCGAGAAACAAACATCGTGGGGCACCGGGGTGACCGAGCAGAACCGAGGCCTCGGCAGATACACCCTCAGCGGGTGGACCTCGCGCATCGAACAGCGGCTCAGCCTGCTGATCGGGCCCACCCGTTACGCCCGGTTCGACTTCGCCGGCCTGGAACGCCCGACACCCGAAGATGAGATCAAGCTGTTGATCGAACAGGTCAACGCCGGCGTCATCACCCCGAACGAGGCGCGCGCCGCCCGGCACCTCCCGCCAGTCGAGGGCGGCGACACGCTGCGGGTACGGCCGGGCCTACAGCTGCCGGCGGCCGCCACAGCGCCGGCGCTACCCGAGGACGTGACGCTGTGACCCGACGCGACACCGCCACCTTGCGGGCCCTGGCCCACCGCGCCGGCGAGCTGGCCCACCGCGCCGATGTTTCACGTGAAACATTCACCGGCGCCGGGCCCTGGTGGCAGATCCGCGCCCAGGACACCGACCGGGCCCAGCTGTACATCTACGGGGTGATCGGCTCGGATTGGGATCCCGACGACGTGACCGCCGGCGGGTTCACCCGCGCCCTGGCCGAGATCACCGCGCCGGCGATCGACCTGCACATCAATTCGCGCGGCGGCTCGGTGTGGGACGGGGTGGCCATCTACTCCGCGCTACTGGACCATCCGGCGACCGTGGACGTGTCCATTGACGGGGTGGCCGCCAGCGCCGCGTCGTTCGTGGCGATGGCCGGCGACACCATCGGCGTGCAGAAGCCGGCCAGCGTGATGATCCACGACGCGTGGGCGCTGGCCATCGGCAACGCCGAGGTGATGCGCGAGACCGCCGACGTACTCGATCAGCTGTCCGACCAGATGGCCGGTATCTACGCCGACCGCGCCGGCGGCACCGTGGCCAGCTGGCGCACCTCGATGCGCGCCGAAACGTGGTACACCGCGGCCGCCGCGGTCGAGGCCGGGCTGGCCGATCGGGTGCTGAACGACACAACCAAGCCCGTCGACGCGGACAACCGCGCCGACACTTTGATCCGCGCCCGTGCGCGGGTGGCCCTCGGGAAGGGGTAGGGAACAAGCGATGACAATCGAGGAGATCCACGCCGCGATGCAAGCCCTGATCGACGGCGCCGAAGGTCGGACGCTCACCGATGAAGAGGTGGCGCAGTACGAGGCCCTGGAGGCCCAGCTCGCCGGCGCGAACCGTGACGCCGAGATCAGGGCCCGGCAGGCCGCCTACAACACCCCGGTGCCCGGCATCGGGCCCAGCGCCGGCGCGGCCGGCGACCCGAACGCGGACTACAACGCCGCGTTCAACAGCTACCTTCGCACCGGCCGGCCGAACGCCGACCTGATCCGCGTGCCCGGCGTGCAGGGCGCGCAGCAGGTGGGCACGGACTCCGAAGGCGGCTACCTGGTGTCTCCGCAATTCCGCCAGAAGCTGGTGGAGGTGCGTAAGCGCTTCGGCGGGTTCGCCCCGCTGGTGGACGAGTTCTCGACGGACACCGGCGGCGCGCTGGAGTACCCGAGCCTCGATGACACTGCGAACAGCGGCGACATCACCGGCGAGGAAGCCCAGGTGGCCGACGGCGACGACCTGGCGTTCGGCACGGTCAACCTCGGGGCGTTCAAGTACACCGCCACCGGCGGCGACGGCGCCGGCACCGGGCTGCGGGTGTCCTGGGAGCTGGCCCAGGACAGCGAGTTCGACATCGAGGCCCTGGTGGCCCGCGCGCTGGGTACGCGGGTGCAGCGCAAACAGTCAAGCGACTGGATCAACGGCGGCGGCACCACGCTGCCGCTGGGTGTGTTCCACGACGCGATCACCGCTGATGTGGTGCTGGACGCCGAGGCCACGCTGGCGTATCTGAACCTGCTGGAGATCGAGGCCGCGCTGGATCCCGAGTACCTCCAGAACGCCTCGTGGCTCATGTCGCAGAACACCTGGGTGCTGCAAATCAAGGCCATGGAGGACGACCAGGGCCGGCCGCTGATCCTCCCACAGGCCCAGAGCGGCATCGGCCAGGGCCCGGTGCGCGAGCTGCTGGGCTACCCCGTCAACATCGACCAGGGCGTAAACCCGATCACCTCCGACGGCGGCGACGGCCCGTTCCTCGGGCTGGGCGACTGGCGCGAGGCCTACGTGATTCGCCGGGTGTCCCCGTTCGTGCTGGTGGTCGATCCGTACACCCGCGCCGGCAACGGCCAGGTCCAGTATTTCGGCTGGGAGCGCGCCGACGGCACGATCCAGAACCGAAAGGCCTACGCGGCCGCCGAGAACATCACGACCTGACAGGCTCACACCATGACGGGGCGCCGGTCAGCAGGCCGATGTTTCACGTGAAACATCGGCCGCCGGCGCCCCACCTGGACACCCAGCCCGCACCCTAGAAGGGAACCCCGCCATGCTCATCACCGGCAACGCCGAGAACCTGGCCAAGTACCGGGCCAAGAAAGGCGCCAAGCTCCGCAAGACTGCGCCCGCCCGCCGGGCCCGCTCCAAGGCCAAGGCCGCGTACAACGAAGGCAAGGGCACCAACCCGGCCAAGGCCGCCGCACCGGCCAAGGCCAGCTAGGCAGGACTGCGGCGATGGCCTGGGCACCCGACTACGCGACCGCGGCCGAGCTGGCCACGTACAAGCGCATAGGCGACAGCGACGACAACACCCAGCTGGCCCTAGCCATCGCCGCAGCATCACGCGCCATCGACCGGCACTGCCACCGCCAGTTCGGCCAGGTGGACGAGGCCGAGGAACGGTTCTACCGCGCCACCTGGGACCGCCGGCGCCGGTGCTGGGTCGTGGTCATTGACGACCTGATGGAAGACACCCTGACCATCGAGAACGACGACGGCGAGGCGATCACCGACTACACCCTGGAGCCGCGCAACGCCGCGGCCAAGGGCAAGCCGTGGGAACGGCTGGTGATCTCGCGGGACTCCGCGACCGGGCCCACCGGCCTGGACCGCGAGCTGTCCATGATCGGGCCCTGGGGATGGACCCAGCCGCACCCCGACGCGGTGAAAGAGGCCACACTGTTGCAGGCCTCGCGGCTGGACTTCCGGCGCTCCGCACCGGCCGGCGTGGCCGGCTCACCCGAGACCGGCTCGGAGGTGCGGCTACTCGCGCGGGTGGATCCCGACGTGGCCGTCTCACTCAGGGCCTTTGTGCGCTGGTGGGCCGCGCGGTGAACCTCAACGACGTGATGAACCAGCTCGGCACCCAGCTGGACACCATCGCCGGGCTGCGGGTGTACCCGTACCCGGCCGACACCGTCGCCCCGCCGGCGGCCATCCTCGGGCTGCCCGACGGGATCGAGTTTGACGCCACCTACGGCCGCGGCTCGGATGAGATCACGATCCCGGTGCTGGTGGTAGTCGGCCGGGCCTCCGACCGCGCAGCGCGGGACAAGCTCGCGGAGTACTGCGACGGCGCCGGCGCCAAGTCGATCAAGCAGGTGATCGAGGCCGGCACCTACACCGCGTTCGACACCGTGCGTGTGGCCCGCGCTGAGTTCGACTTCGTCCGCATCGCCGGTGCGGACTACTTGGCGGCACTGTTCGACCTCAACCTAACCGGGAGCGGATGATGGCTTTCCAGCACGGCAAAGACACCTATGTGAGCGTCGACGGCGACGACCTGTCGACCTTCACCAACACCAGCGAGTTTTCGCCCACGACCGACACGCACGACAACACCACCTACGGCGCCGACGGCCACGTCTACGATGGCGGGCTGACCGATGGCACCTTCACGATGGCCGGCAAGTACGACACCACAGCCGGCACCGGCCCGCGCGCTGTGCTGCAGCCGCTCAAGGGCACCAGTGCCAAGGTGACCGTGATCCGCCGGCCCGAGGGCACCGGCTCGGGCCTGCCACAGGATTCGTTCGACGGGCTGCTCACCAAGTACGTGGAGACCAACCCGACGGCCGATTACGTCATGTGGGCCGCTGAGTTCCAGATCAGCGGTGACGTTGACTCAGCGGCGCAGAGCGCGTGAGCGCCGTGACCGTCGACCTGGAAAAGCTGCTCGCCGCGCGGGCGGACACCGCCTCGGGCCTGCCAGAGGATGACGTGGAGGTGCCCAGCATGGGCACCGTACGGGTGCGAGGGCTCTCCCGCGATGAGGTGTTCGGCACCCAGCAGATCAGCAACACCGCCGTGCGCGAGCGCAAGGTGTTGGCGCTGGCCATGATCTCCCCGGCGATGACCGAGGCCCAGGCCGCAAAGTGGCAGATGGTGTCGCCGGCCGGGGAGATCGAGCCCGTAACGGACAAGATCCACGAGCTGTCAGGGCTCGCGGAGGACGCCAGCAAAAGCGGCGTACCTGCTGATGGACACCGACCCGAGCCTGGAGTTCGAACACTTCCTGGCGGCCAAGCTGTCGATGACGATCGGGCAGCTGCGCGCGAGGATGGGTAACGCAGAGTTCGTCCACTGGCACGTCTACTACGCCCGCGAGGCCCAGCGCGCCGAACTGCAAGCGGCCATGACCAGGAGGTGACCAGGTGAGCCCACCGCAGCACGACGACACCGCCGCGGCACCGTTCGACCTGGCCAGCTTCGAACGCCTGGTCAGGGTCGAGACCAAGCTAGACAACGTCATCAACTCGCGCACCGCCGAGCACGGCGCCCTGGCCGACGACATACGCGACCACGAACACCGGATCCGCACCCTTGAGCGCGTGTGGTTCAAGACCGCCGGCCTGGCCGCGGCGATCTCCGCGCTGGTGTCCTCGGGTGCGTTCGTCGCGTACCTACGCATGGCCGGCGGCGCGTGATGGCCGAGCCGGTCAAGATCGAGGGCCTTAACCAGTTCGTGCGTGACCTGAAAACCATCGACGCCGAGCTCCCCAAGATGGTGCGCCGCGCGTTCAACGCCAGCACTGATCTAGTGGTTGATGACGCGCGCCCGCAGATCCCGCGCCGATCCGGCCGGGCCCGCGGCTCGGTACGCTCCCGATCGACGCAGACCTTCGCACGGATCACCGGCGGCGGCGCGAAGGCCCCTCATTACCCGTGGCTGGACTTCGGCGGCCGCGTCGGCCGGCGCAAGTCCGTACACCGCGCGTTCCTGGTCGAGGGCCGATACATCTACCGGTCGTATTACGACCTGCAAGCGCGCGGCGAGTTCGAACGCGTGATGGTGGCCGAGCTGCTCAACGTGGTGCGCTCGGCTGGGATCGAGGTGGACTAGATGGCGGGCAAAAACCAGGTAACGCTCACCTTCGCCGGCGACCACGACAAGCTGGAAAAGTCGTTCGCCTCGGTCGGCCAGGGCGCCGGGAAGATGGCCGACGATGTCGGTTCGGCATCGCGCAAGATGCAGACCGAATCGGTGGACTCATTCAGCCGCGCCGGCGAGGCCGCAGACAACCTCGACACCAAGGCAATGGGCTTCCGCGACACCCTGACCGGCGTCCAGGACTCGATGCTCGGCGCCTCGCAGATCGCCAAGGGAAACCTGTTCGAAGGGTTCCTCACCCTCGGGATGGGCATCGGTGACCTGGGCAGTGGCCTTTACAACTTCCTCATCCCGTCGATCAAGGCCGCCAGCTCGGGGATGATCGGCAACGCGGTGGCCACCGGCCGGGCCGCCGCGGCGGCCACCGTCCACCGCGGCGCCACCC